ATGAATAGATTGATGGTTTTGGGGATTCTTGTCTGGATGGGGATTGCGCTGCATGCGCAATCTCTTTATCCGGACTTCAGCAAGCTGAACTTCGGGTGCGATGGAAACAGCATTACCGCAGGCGAACAATGGTCTAAGACTGTAGTGGATAAACTCGGATTCGCTACACATCACAACGTGGCGGTCGGTTCTGCCACATGGGCATGCCATCCCGATACTCAGGATTATGGCAGCGAAGCTTTTGCCGGCATCTCCGGCGGTTGGCAGGTTACGGAGGATAAGCATGAGTTACAGATGCGGCACAACAACGTGTCAAAGGTGCATATCCAGAAGTTCATAGCCGAAGTGGAAAGTGGCGCTTACCCTGCGCCCGATGTCTTTGTGTTCTCTATGGGAACGAATGACCGTAACTTGGGTAGTGCCGAAGAGGCCCTTAAAGGGAAGACGCTCGATGAAGTAGATGTCAACACCATGGCGGGCGGTGCCCGTTGGTCCAAGACCATTCTGGAGCATTATCCCCAATGCCGCGTATTCGTGTGCACGCCGATTCAGACCGGCAACCCCGAACACAATGCACTGAATCTGCAGAAGATTGCCATCTTGCGTGAGTTGTGCCGGGCGCTTTCCGTGCAGCTGATAGACTGTTACTCCAACTGTGGTATCACCGAAAAGTTTGAGCAGCCTTCCGGTAGCGGGCGCTATCTGCGCGACGGGTTGCATCCCGACAAACCGGGGCAGGAGCTGATGGGCCGTTACATCGCGAAGGAGATACGGAACCATTTCTTTTAGTTCCGTTCTGCATATTCCGGTTGGAATAACTTATCATTTAGGGCTTGTAAAGCCCTTTTTTTGTCTGTATTCTTAATGACGAATGCCACGTCATTATTGCTGCTGCCATATGAAATCATCCGTAGGGGGATGTCCTTTAGCGCCTCCATAATCTTTGCCTCAAACCCGGCATATTCCCATTGCATGTTGCCCACCACGGAGACGATGGTCATGCGGTCTTCTACCAATACATGGGCATATTGGCGTAGTTCGGAGATGATGTTCGATAAACGAGTGCAGTCGTCTATAGCCACAGATACGTCCAGATTGGAAGATACCAGCAGGCAGAGGGGGGTACGGTACTTGGCAAAAATGTCGAAAATCTTGCTGATGAACAGATAGGGACACAGATTATGGTTCGATTCAAACTTTATGTATATGATGTGGTCCTTGGCGGCTATGGCCTTGATGATATTGTCGTCCTGCAGGTTGGAAATTAGCGTGCCTTCTGCCGACGGTTCCATAGAGTTAAGCAACCGGACGGGAATATTCCTTAGGCGTGCCGGGGCGATACAGAAGGGATGCAGTATCTTGGCACCATAGAAGGCCAGTTGTTCGGCTTCGTTGAAGCTGAGGCGTTTCACGGGGCGGGTACCTGACACCTCGCGCGGATCATTGTTGTGCATGCCATCTATGTCCGTCCATATTTGTATCTCGTCTGCTTGGAGGGCGGTGCCAATGAGGGAAGCAGTGTAATCACTGCCGCCGCGTTTCAGGTTATCTGTTTCGTTATAGGCATTCTTGCAGATGAAACCCTGAGTGATGAAGAGATTGATGCCGGGATGGCAGGCAAGCTGTTCTCGGAGTTTTTGTTCTATATATTCCAAGTCGGGTTCGTTGTCGGGGCCGGTACGCATGAAGTCGAATGCACAAAGCAGTGCATTGGGAATTTTCAGCTCGCGCAGGTAGAAATGCATCAGAGCGGTACTGATAAGTTCGCCTTGTGCCAGCACCTCCTTCTCTTCGACGGAGGTGAAAGAGTTCTTGGTAAATTTCCATAGTTGCTGGAAGCGGTCGAGGATATAATCTATTGCTTCCCGTTTCAGTTTCTCGTAGGTCAGCAACCCATTGGCAAATTCGATGAACTGGAATTCCAGCCGGGTGATGCGGTCGTGGGCTTGTTCTATTTCACGGTTGAACAAGTTGGCGGCAATCTCCTCCAGATGGTTGGTGGTGCCTGCGGTGGCAGACAGTACCACAATCTTGGGTGTTGCATCTTTAATGAGTGTTGCTACATGTTTCATTCTCTCTACGGTGCCGACGGAAGTTCCGCCGAATTTACAAACTTTCATTTCTTGTTTCTTTTTTAACAGTTTCATAATTGCATTCATCCGGATGTTCTTCCTTCCGGCTTTTCATTTCAGGTGGCCTCTTTCCAAAATGGAAGGGGGAGGCATGAGGGGCTTTCACTGGGACTAGGCCTGCATAATGCCGCTGTGGCATTGCTGTGGTGGGATATTCATATCCCGGTTGGTGGCAGGCTCTTGCCCCTTCACCTATAAAAGTTCAAAAGATATGCCGTTGGTATTTGGGAAAAGCTTATATTTGCACACCCTGTTTTTTACCGTTATCAGTTTAAAAACTTATCGAATAGATATGAGTAAGATTCTAATCATTGATGATGAGGTACAAATCCGTACCCTTCTGACACGGATGATGGAGTTGGAGGGATATGACGTCTGTCAGGCTGGTGATTGCAGGGCTGCCCTGAAGCAACTGGAACTCCAAAATCCCGATGTAGTTTTGTGTGATGTGTTTCTGCCCGATGGAAATGGGGTAGACCTGGTGTTGGCTATCAAGAAGGCGGCACCCAATGTGGAAGTTATTCTGCTGACAGCGCACGGCAATATTCCCGATGGGGTGCAGGCCATCAAGAACGGTGCTTTCGACTACATCACCAAGGGAGACGATAATAACAAGATTATTCCTCTGATAAGCCGTGCTGTAGAGAAAGCGCGTATGAATGTGCGGTTGGAAAAACTGGAGAAGAAGGTGGGACAGACGTACTCTTTTGATTCTATCCTGGGAGAATCCAAAGTCCTGAAGGATGCTGTTTCATTAGCTCAGAAGGTGTCAGGGACTGATGTTCCTGTACTGTTGACTGGAGAAACGGGCACGGGTAAGGAGGTATTTGCCCAGGCCATCCATTACAGTAGTAAGCGTGCACGGCAGAATTTTGTAGCGGTTAACTGTTCTTCGTTCAGCAAGGAGTTGCTGGAAAGTGAAATGTTCGGTCATAAAGCCGGTTCGTTTACCGGCGCATTGAAGGATAAGAAGGGACTGTTCGAGGAAGCGAATAATGGGACTATTTTTTTGGATGAAATCGGTGAGATGGCGTTTGAACTGCAAGCCAAGTTGCTGCGTATTCTTGAAACCGGTGAGTATATTAAGATAGGTGATACGAAACCTACCCGTGTCAATGTCCGCATCATTGCCGCTACGAACCGCAACTTGTCTCAGGAGATTGTTGCCGGACGTTTCCGCGAGGATTTGTTTTATAGATTAAGCGTATTTCAGATACATCTGCCGCCATTGCGCGAACGTGCAGGTGATATCCGGCTGTTGGCGAAGGCTTTTATAAAAAGTTTTGCGGAACAGCTGGCGCGTCCGGTGGTTGAAATAGCTCCCGCATTTCTTGAAGCATTGGACTCCCAACCGTGGAAGGGAAATATTCGTGAATTACGTAATGTGATAGAACGCAGTATGATTGTTTGCGAGAGCGGATATCTGGACATTGCTGATTTGCCGTTTGATATTCAGAATGCCCATTATGAACACTCCAATGATTCAAGTCCCGGCAGTTTTGAACTTTCAGCTATGGAACGCCGGCACATTGCCCGTGTACTGGAGTATACAAAGGGGAATAAGACAGAAGCAGCCCGGTTATTGAAAATAGGTTTGACGACGTTGTATCGGAAGATTGAGGAATACAAGATCTCAGATCTATAATAGGGGGCTCAGTATACGACTGAGGTACCTTCGATATAGGACCGTGGCAAGATTATTCTTGAAACAGGCTTAGAAGCAGAAAGTGCCTATGGGCTAAAACATATCAAAACAGGTTGCACCCTTTCAAAATGAAAAGGTGCAACCTGTTTCTTTTTATACTTGTTTAGTATGTATTCTGTTGATAATTAATGGTGTATGGTATATGCGCTCTTTTTGGCACATATTTGGCACATTCCTGGCAGACAAAAATATGTAGTAACATTTTAAAAGGTAAATTAAGGGGGGAAAACGAAGCGTGTCAATATGTGATCGGCCTGAAAATACTTAATTGCTTTGGTTATCAAAGTGTTATGGTAGGGTAGGGGAGAGTGGACAGGAAAAACGAAGCGTTTACATCGCTTTACATTAGGCTTACATTTGAGTCTCGTTTGAACGCCGTTCAAATGAAATGCTTTACATTGAACGTAGGTTAGGGGAGAAATTGGACATTGTGCTGTCGATTTACTCTCCTGATTTGTTTCCGATCGGCCCTTATGTATAAAGGTAGGTAAAAAGATCGGTTTATACAAGTGGAGTAGGGGAGTGCATACTACTCTCTCCTATTTTTTTTATTAAAATTATTCCATATAAATGATATTTGGTATATTTGCAGAAAAGTAAATGCAATATAATATGACTAAAGTTATCCATGTACACCTGATTTATGAGAAAAAGAACCTCTATTTCGGTAGCATTTCCGCCATATTTGATACTTTGACAGAGAACCAGGTCGGCATCACCAAGAGCAGCCTGTTACATGCCGGTTTGACCGATGGAGCCGTAAAATACACGAAACGTGCGATGATTATCCAGTCGCACTTGATAAAGACTACCAGAAAGATTTAAACAGTCTTAGAACGTCTATAAAGCCGCTTTTGCGGCTTTTTTTGTGTCCTTTGGGTGATATCCTTTTCAAATAGTACATTTGAAAGAAGCTACTACTTATTTGAACGGTTTGAACGATTGGAAAAACAGAAAGGACGGACATTTGGACGGACACTTGGATGGACATTTTGGGCGTTGGAAAAACGAAACGTTTCGATTGGACGGACATTTGGACGGACATTTTTTTCTTGTTTTGAGAGCATTTTTCTATGAATATTTCTTTTTAGTACCTTGTTTTTCTTTGTTTATAAACTATTGCAGGGGGTAAACAATATTTCGTATATAATTATTTACTCCCCTATATTTTAGTTTATTGGTCTAAAAACCAATGTTTTACTATGTTTTGCCCCCTTTACCCCATAAAACTCGTTTTATCCGACACCTGCAAGTGTTGAACTCCTTGCATCCGAAACACGCCCCGCACTTTCCTGTTTGAGTTGCACGATTGTTTGTTTGAGTATTCCTATTTCTTCTGCCTGTTCTTTTATTGTTATCTGCTGTTCTTTTATAGTAGATAGAAGTTTATCGAATATTTCAGGGGGAAGACTTTGGCTGTTATCGAATATTTCTCTATCTTTATTTTTAGAAACACAGCTTGTTTGTGTATATTCTGTCGATGTTGGCTGGTTCGTTTTTGTCATCTCTCCCCTACCCGTCAAAAGCCACTCGCAATTTATTGCGAATTTATCGGCGATAGCAGCTAATACATCGAACCTTGGTTGCGTACCAGCTATGTAACTTCTAATATTGGACTCATTTACCCCAATAGCCTTCGCAAAAGGTAAGTTCTTTCCATCACAAAATTCTGTGATTAACATCTGTATTCTTTCTGAAATAGCCGACTTTTTCTCCATAATCGCATTATTTTGCTAAATTAATCGCATTTTAATGCGCAAAATCTTGCGACTTTCGCAGTAAAATACTATGTTTGCAGCGTGTTCAAAGTGTGAACACCGCCCCAAAGCTACAAAAAAGGCTTGAGGTGACAATGAGAAATATAAAAAGAAGAAAATGAAAGCATTGAAAGTGACTGTTGACTGGGCAGAAATGGACCTATTTGCTGCCACCCTTAAAGAGTTGAATGATGACGAAAATATTTTCGCCTACCAGATTGATGCGTTGACCGGTATCGTGGTCTGCGAGAACGAGTGCGGGTTGGCTTATTGCCGTTCCTGTTTTGATTATCGGGTTGCCCCAACTATAGAAGAGGTTAAATAGAAAGTTATGAAACGGTACTATTTTGAATTGACAGACCGGAATTATAATGACCTGAGAGCCTTTATTCCGGATGGCTACAATAAGGAAGTGGCTGTTAGGCAGGCGAAGAAGTGGATGGCAGAAAACAGTATCGTTTTAGCCACTTTGGTTGTGAGCAGTCTGAGAACGAGTAATGTGTTGGATGTGATTGATATTGATATACTTTAAAACGAAGATGCAATGGAAGCAAAATTTAAAAAGGGACAAAGTGTAAGAATCACCAAGAGAAACGGTGAAGTTATTGATGGCGTAATCCGCGACTGGGACTATAACATTTGTACTTTCGGTCGTGAATATAATGTCGATTATACGAAAGATGGCCAGGTCTGGACAGTGATATGTGTTCCGGAGGATGCCATACAAGAACTTCGATAGATTTTCCGGGCGGTTAGTTCAGTTGGTAGAACACGCCAAACTCCTGCAAGAGAGAGGCCATGGTCCGCGGTTCGAGTCCGCGACCGCCCGCTACAATAATTTAACTTATCAGCGAATTATGAAAGAACGAATAGTCGTAGAATACAGCGAGGTGGGTAAAATAGCCGGTTTGCTGGGTTGTTCCCGGGAAATGGTTTCCCACTCCCTTGCGTTCCGCAAGAATAGTAAGTTGGCCCGTTCTATCCGTAAGCTCGCCATTGAGCGCGGTGGAACTAAGGTAGGTGGTAACCCTCAAAAGAAGGACAGCGATGAAAAGTGAGTTGATTGCATTGTTCGGTGACCAGTTGCGCTGGTTTATGCAGCTGAGTTGTAAGCAGCGCCTTTGCGTGCTTTACTTCTGTCTGAGTTTCGGGATCCTGCTTTCCCTGGTCTTTGAGCACCCGTTGATGGAGCTTGCCCTCGTACTAAACTTCGGGGCCTCAGTACGACTGGTAAAGAAGCATATCCCTTTGAATGATTTGGAGGAGTGATAATCGAACAGGGAGATGGAATATTACAAGAAAACATTGCACGTAACTTATCAGGAACTGACTTGTGGAGTTGATCCGGTGATCACCAGGGGCGCTCTTGACAAACAGTTACAACGTGGTACTATTGAACGCTCCCATCGTGGAGGTGGAGAAGGTTCCCATGCACAAATCATTTATTCCTCCCTTCCCGATAAATACCAGAAACGTTTTGTTGCCAAGTACGGTGACCCTGAACAGAAAATGATACGTGAAATGATTTTGAGCAAAGTGAAAAAAGACGAGAATGCGGAGCGGTTCTTCGAGGAGTACCGCTATGACAAGAACGGCGAGGAAGTTCCCCTTCCCGAACGGATCCAGACTGAGTATGTATGGAATGCTTCCGTGCTTAACGCGCTGATCAGTGAGCTGGACACGCTTCGCCCGAAACGCAATATGCTGGGCAGCAGCCGTAATGTATGGGAAACGTTGCTTCTTAGGGTTGAGGAATGGCGTGAGGAGTATGCGCATACCCTTCCGGGCAGCGAGGGCCGCCTGAAGAGCCTTATGAAGCAATACAGGCCGCAGAACTACGCGATACTGGTCAGCGGTAAATATGGTAACAGGAACACGCTGAAGATCGAAGAGGAAGCCGGACGTTACCTCGTGGCGCTGAAACGGAGCCGCGTCCCTGTCTATACCGACATGCAGATTTTCGAGGAATACAATCGTGTTGCTCCGGAGCGTGGCTGGAAACCCCTGAAAAGTGCCCGCAGCCTGCGTGAATGGCTTAACAGCCCCCGTATCGAGCCTTTGTGGTATGATGCGGTCTATGGGGAGATGAAGGCGCACCAGCGTTATGGCCGTAAGCACAAGACCGAGCTTCCCTGCCGCCGCGACAGCCTGTGGTACGGTGACGGTACGAAGCTGAACCTCTACTACAGGGATGAACACGGCAATGTTCGCACCATCGGCGTGTACGAGGTCATGGATGCCTATAGCGAGGTGCTGTTGGGCTTCCATATCAGCGAGAACGAGAATTACGAAGCGCAGTACCATGCTTACCGCATGGCACTCCAGACAAGCGGGCACAAGCCTTACGAGCTGGTCCATGACAACCAAGGCGGTCATAAGAAACTGGAGCGCTTGTCAGACGGTCTACTGTCAAAGATCAGCCATATCCACCGGCCGACCGCTCCCTACAGCGGTCAGTCGAAAACAATTGAGTCGGCTTTCGGCCGTTTCCAGAGCCAGGTCCTGCATAAGGACTGGCGGTTTACTGGGCAGAACATCACCACCAAAAAGGCATCCAGCCGCCCGAACCTTGAGTTCATCGAGGCTAACAAGGACAAACTTTATACCCTTGCCGAGCTGAAGGAGAAATATGTCGAGGCACGCCGGGAGTGGAACGAGATGAAGCATCCGGCCACCGGCATTTCCCGGATTGAAATGTACAACACCAGCGTGAACGAGGAGACGGAAGCGGTGACGGCACGTGACATGGTGGATATCTTCTGGGTGATGACTGCTCGCCCGAGCACGTTCACTTCTTCCGGTATCGAGGTCACGATCGGCGGAAAGCCCCGTACCTATGAGGTCTATTCCTCCCCGGGCGTTCCGGATCATGAATGGCGCCGCCGGAATACCTACAAGCAGTTCTATGTCAAGTATGACCCGTATGATTTCGGCAGCGTCCGGCTGTACTGGAAGGACAAGGGCGGCGAGTTCCGCTTTGAGCGTGTCGCCGAGCCCTACATGGTCATCCACCGTGCCATCCAGGAGCAGGGGGAAGGCGAGGCCGCCTTCATCCGCCGGGAACAGGAGGCCAACATACAGGACCGTGTGGAACGTCAGGTGGTCGCCAAGGAAATAGAGTACGAGCACGGAGTGGCCCCCGAACAGCACGGTCTGAACACTCCGAAACTGAAAGGTATCACGGCCGAGGTACAGCGGCAGATAGACCGTCGTACAAAGAAATACAGCCAGCCTCCGGAAGAAATCGCCCTGGGGCGTTCCACCAAAGTGATCAGCAATATAAGCTGGGACCAGCTCGGTCGCCGCGAGGTGGACAAACGGAAAATAGTCGGAAAATTTTAAAGAAAATTGATTATAAAAATAGGATTGATTATGGAAATTACAATGAAAGAAAAGAATGCCATTAGCGAGCGTCTTCGCGCTTACGTGGCCAAATACCCGAGCCAGACGAAAGCTGCGGGCAGTTTGAAAGGTGTCAGTGTGGGCACTGTCAGCAATATTCTGAACGGCCGTTTCGAGAACATCAGCGATGAGATGTTCCGTAACGTGGCCTCCCAGGTCGGAGGTATGGGCACACCCGGCTGGCAGATCGTTGAGACGGGCGCATACCAGGAGATTACCGAGGTGCTTTCCGACGCGCAGCGCTGGCGCAATGTCCGCTGGGTGACCGGCGAGGCCGGCTGCGGCAAGAGTACTACCGCTCGGGTGTACCTTCAGGACCACAAGGAGGTTTTTTATATCCTTTGCTCCGAAGACATGAAGAAGGGTGACTTTGTCCGTGAGATTGCCCGCACAGTCGGGATCCGAACCGAAGGCTGTAATATCCGCGAGGTCTGGGGGCTTATCTTGGATGACATCATTCAGATGGACGCGCCCCTGCTCGTGTTTGATGAAGCCGACAAGCTGACCGAACCGGTGTTCCACTACTTTATCAGCCTGTACAACAAACTGGAGGAGAAATGCGGTGTCGTTTTCCTGAGTACCGATTATATAGTCAAGCGTATCAGTAACGGGTTGAAGTACCAGAAACCCGGTTATAAGGAATTTTTTAGCCGTATCGGACGCAAGTTTTTCACGTTGGAACCGACGGACCAGAACGATGTCTATACCATTTGTACGGCAAACGGGCTGACTTCCCGGCAGGATATTGATATCGTGATGAAGGAGGCTGCCGCTTGCGATTATGACCTTCGTCGTGTGAAGGATTCCATTCACAAGGTGAAGCGCATGAGTGATTTGTAACCCGTTCAAATATCGTTCAAACGTAATTTTAAGGATATGGAAAATAAATTTGAATACCTGAGGATAGACGGTCGTGGCCAGCTTCCTGTTCCTTGGAGTGACTATCCTGTTCTGACAGAGTACGAGACTGTGCCCGTTTACCGGAACGGTCGCGATTACCTGGATGTTCTTGTGGGGCAGCAGGACGGCTGGTGGACTTCCGGTGTGCACATGCAAGTGAACAATTCCGGCGGCGGCTTCAATCCGGGACGCAAATGGGGACAGTTTTCAACCCGTAATAATGCCCTTCTGTGGGCGCTCGGCTGGATGCTCTGCCAGAGGAAGATGCAGGGTGCCGCCCGCCAGGCCGTTCTTGACAAAATTGACGATATCCGGCAACTTAAACTTTTCTGACTATGGAAGAGGGAAAAAAGGATAATAAGAGGGCCGGTATAAAACGCGCATTGAGTGTAAAGGACATCCTCAGCAAAAAGTATGAGGTGTTCCCCTTCGAGGGGAAGTGGAAGGAAGCCTTCGATACCCCGGAACGTACCGGAGTGTGGTTTATCTGGGGTAACAGCGGTAACGGAAAGACTTCTTTTGTGATGCAGTTGTGCAAGGAGTTGTGCAAGTACGATCGTATCGCAATCGATTCCCTGGAAGAGGGTACGCGCCTGACGGTCCAGAACAACCTGAGGCGCTTTGGTATGGCGGGAGTGAGCCGTCAGCTGGCTTTCATCAAGGAGGATATCCCGACGCTTAGGGAGCGCCTGCGTCGTCACAAGAGCTATAATATCATTGTAATTGATAGTTTCCAGTACACACGGATGACCTACGGTGACTATATCCAACTGAAAGAGGAGTTTCCGGACAAACTGTTCATCATCATCAGCCACGCGCGTGGCAAGAACCCCAAAGGTGACGCCGCCACGAGTGTGATGTATGATGCCGACCTGAAGATATGGGTGGAGGGTTATGTGGCGTACAGTAAAGGGCGGTACCGCGGTTCCACCAGCAAATATGTAATTTGGGAGCTGGGGGCTTTGGAGAATGGCAGTAAATAAGATAATTAAAAAGACGACGCGATGAGTAAGATCGAGAAACAATTGGATATCTGCCCACCTGCTTATATGGGTAAGGGTATGAACCGTGAGAACTTCGTCAGTACCGGTCACAAGTGCGATTACTGCAAGGGTAACGGCTGGTTCTGGGGAACGGAGGAAGGCAGCCGCGAGGATGTGCGGAAACCCTGTCCGGTCTGTGAAGGCAGCGGTGAACTGGATGCGATCATAACAGTGGATTGGAAACCAACAAATAAATAATCATCATGGGAAAGAAGAAAACAATAGAAAATTGTGTGGGTACCGTTACTGTTTCCACCAGGATCCAGAACGGTGCCGTAACGACCACTTACCAGTTCAAGGCTGGTTTTGCCGCTCACGGCTGGACTGATAAAAGGGCTAAGGACGTTATCCGGAAAATGAAGTCCGGTGTGAAAAATATGATTTTTGCGGATAAAGAACATTTTGGTATCACTAATACGTCCAAAGTGACATTTTACGGTGGTGTCAAAGTTCTTGAGTGCGATTATATTCTTGAAAAAAAACATATTATCAACCATTGAAATTTAACTAAAATGATTACAGAAAAACAGAAAGAGGCAGTAAAGGAACTTTGCCAGTACGTAGACAACTTTTGTAAGGAAAACGATCTTAGCGCTTTTATGAGCGTTGCGGCCAGTGAGGACCATCCGGATGGGCTTGAGCAGGTTGCGGGTTCAATCGTGACCGGCAAGGGTAACCATGTTATAGGTTCCATATCCGGAACCGTTAAGGCTAACAAACGTGTCTGCATGTTGCTGTCCATGGCGCTGATGCAGGCTCAGGTAAGAAAGGCGGATATCAATATTGTCCCGTATTGGGGAAATTAGAATATGAACTGATGAATGTAGTACAAATAGCTATAAGTGAGAATAACAACAAGCAGAAACGTAAACGTGTCTGTCCGCATTGCGGCCGAAAGTTGTGGATGCGTGAGTTCTATCCGTTG